ACGCGAGGATGATCCCTTCGATTGCCTTGATCACGCCGTCCTTGTTGTTCTTGACCCATTCCAGGGCACTTTTGATACTGTCCAGTGCTCCCTTGGCCGTATCGAGCGCTCCCCGGAAATCAATGTTCTTGACTCCCTCAAACAGCGACCTGACGGCTTCCCGCAGTTCGGCAAGCTTCTTCTGGCCTTCCTCTGAGGCGAGATATTCGTTCAGTTCCTTCAGTGCGTCCTTCAGAGCTTCCGACAAATCTGTCAGCGCCGGCGCCAGCTGAGCCAGCACGGTGCGCTGCAGTGTTTCGAATTCATTGTTTAGCTTCTGGAACGCGTCGTCCAGCTCCGTCAGCCTGCTGACGTCATCTTCCGAAACGACAGACTGCTCTTCCAGGGCTTTCTGATAGGCTTCCCGGCCAGCAGTGAACAGCGGAAGCAGTTCGCGCCAGCTTTTGCCGAACAGCTTCAGCGCGGCGTTGTCCCGTTCGATTTCCGCGTTTGACAGCGACATTCCGCTTAGGCCGTCCGTCATGTGCATCAGCGCGTCGCCGGTCTCCCAGAATACGTCTTCCCAGTCGCGGTATTCGCCGTACCGCTTCGTGTGGACTCCGAACTGCGCAAATGCCTGCTCGGTTTCCTTGCTTCCGGACTTCATTGCGCTTTCAAGCTTCTGCTTGGCCTTGATGATCGTCTCGACATCGGTGTCAATCAGATCGGCGGCGTTCCGCATCCGCTGCAGCATTTCCACGTCGGTCCCGTAGATGATGGCCTGCGCTTCCAGGTCGTCCGCCCACGCGGCTGCGTCCTTCATGGCGTTGACCAGCTCGGTGGCCAGCTCCTTCGCCTTGGCGACCGCGCTTTCAAGGGCGCTGGTCATTTTGCCCATGCCGTTGACGATCGCTTCAAGGTTGGCTTTCTTGTCCAGGCTCTGCAGGGTTGTGCTGAGCTCTTCTGTCTCCGAGTTCGCTTCGCTGGACTCCTGCCCGAGGTTCTGCATGTCCGTCTCCATCTTGACCAGGGCTGTCTGCGCGTTTGTCAGCTTCATTTCCCAGTCCTGCATCTGCTTGGAGCTCGGGGAAATGCCGTTGTCGGTCAGGGATTTGATGGCCTGTTCAGCTGCCGCGACGGCGCCCTTCTGTTCCTCAATCTTCTGCTTCAGGAGCTGTGTCTGGCTGGCAACGTACTTTTCAGCGTCGCCGGTCTGCTGGAACTGAGCCTTGGCAAGCTTTTCCTGTGCGTTGAGCAGCTTGATCGCGTTTGCGGACTCCTTCATGGCGGACTTGAATTTCTGTTCGCCTTCCAGCGCAAACCTGGTTTTGATTTCCCGTGTTGCCATATTCTCAGCCCCTTAATCGTAAATCATGTCCGGTTTCCGGACGATCCTGTGTTCCATATCGTCATAGGAACGGCGATAAACAAACAGATCCAGGATAAGCCCCGGAGGCATATCCTGCATCTCTTCTATACCCAGCCCGGCGATCAGTCCGTAGGCGACGATTTTTCGCCAGGTGAGTCTGTTTTCTCTTCTTTTTTTTTGAGCTCTTCCAGAACGACGTCGATTTCACGGTCGGCGTCTTCTTCCTCTTCCGCCTCCATGCTCATGCCGTCCACGATGGTTTCGGTGACGGCCAGGCGAATCGTGAAAAGCCGTTTAAAATTCACCGGAAGGTGATCTCCGAACCAATCCCGGTCCACGTCCAGCTTCTGTCCCCGAAGCTTCGCACCTTGCACAGCCAGCAGATACAGAATATCCAGCAGGCCGGAGGTCGAGTTGATCAGCTCATCAATCTTGGTGGAATCGAAATCCGGGATGGTCTTCTCCATTTTCTCCAGGCAGCTTAGGGAATACGAAAGCGGGAACGTTCGTTTCGCAATAACAACTTTATGCTCTTTCATGGTTTTACTCTCCTCCAAAACCTCAGAAAAACCCGCGCAGGGCAGAGCCTACGCGGGTGTGCTGATTAGGTGCTGGGAATCTGTGCGAGCTCGTCCAGGAATGCCACAGCATCAGATTCCGTGTCGAACAGCCGGCGCTTCCGGAACTTCCGTTTTCCGCTGCTGTCCACGTCGAGTCCCTTGCAGCGGCCGTTGGCGGTGGGCGTGTTCCATTCGATGGTTTCGCCCTTCGTCTGGCTGTTTTCAGACTCGATGGAGAACAGGGTGCTGAAGATCCAGAGCGCCTGGAACTTCGTCACGCCGTTCTTCCGGCGCACGCGGATATAGCCGACGCCTACGTCGTTCGCGGAATCATCCGTGTCATAGTAGGTGTCCACCGCGTCGGAGCCGGTGCCCGTGGTCTTCTTTTCAAGCAGACCCATATATTCCTGAACATCTTCCAGGAGATCGTCCAGGCCCAGCTCAAGCTCCATGCTGGTAATCCCGTTGTCATCCTCCGCGATGACGTCGTCCGCGTAAAGCGGATTGTTGTTCCGGTTAATGGTCAGGTTGCCGGTAATCGCCTTGCCGGCGACCATACCGGCCGAATAGGTCGGTTCAGACCCGGGGGTATGGCTGGCAACCCGTGCAATAACCACATGTCGCATACCAATGAATGCCATGAGTTTATGCCTCCTTACAAAATGATTAACCGCCACCTGATGTCAGGAAGCGGTCCCAGATTGCCTCGATCCGTTCCTGAACCGGGGCTTCGGATGCAGCGTCAGCCTCATCGACCCAGTAGGACGGAGAGATACGCGATGATCCGTAGTGCAGTATGAATGCTTTCTCCGCGTTCCGGACGCCTTTGGCGTCTCGCCCCTGCGGATAAACATCGTTATAGAGAATGGCGCCCGCTCTGACAGGCGCCGGTCCGAACCCGATCGAATCGATCATGGCTCCGGTGTCATGGAAGCCGTGTGCCTCAGCCGCCTCTTTCCAGGCGTCCCTGATCTCTTCGACAGCCGCCATGCACATTTCTTCGGCCACAGGGCCGACTTCTTCACCCATGCGCTGCATGCTGTGAATAATGTCGTCCAGTCCCGTTGTGTCAAACCTTGCCATCAGTATCCCTCGCATTCAAAAATGTGATGGATATATCCGGTTTCCTTCATCTCGTTGTCCGTGACCCAGCTGACAGTGGTTCGCGGATCCGAGTCCAGGACGTCAAACAGGGCCTGGGCGACAGGATCGTTCTCGGTTTTGGTAAACCGGTGTACGTAAAACTTCCAGGCCTGATCAGCAGGATCGTGCTGATCGTCTCCCGTGAAGGGCAGGCGCCGCGTTTCTTCCCAGAAGGAATAGGCTTCGCCTTCATCCATGCTGTAATAGTGCTTGATATCCGGATCTGCGGAAACGAGCAGCGCTCTGATTTCGTCTTTCGTCACGGCTTGATCACCTCCAGCGTCAGATCGCTAATCAGCGTCGGTCCGTCATCGTCCATTCCGTGATACGCGCGGGACACGCGGTACACCGTCGCGTTCTCGGATCTTTCCGAAAAACTCTGCAGGTCTTCAAGCACAACCACGTCATTCTGCGCGATCGAACGGTTCTGCAGGATCCTGATCCGGCCGTCCACCCGCTGTTCCTTCCGGCCTTCCGTCTGCCAAGCGGGCGAGGTTTCATAGCTCAGCTCGCCGTACCAGCTGGAGTCGATCCGTTCATAGGTCGGTGCCGGCATGGATCCCGCGGTGGAGGCATCTGTCTTCCGGAAGACCGTGCAGATTCCTGTGTCAAGGATCATCCGTGTCTTCCTCCTTCCGCAGCCACCGTTCGCGCCTGCGCAGCCTGAGCCAGTCGGGCATTCCGCCCGGCTTGTCGCGGTTCTGGTACTGCCACACAGCAAGGTCGACAACCAGCAAAAGGTCATCGTCTGAATTGCCCAGATCGATGCCGATCTCAGTGAGCTGGGTTTCCGCTGCTGTGATACGCGCTGTAAAATACTGATCCAGGGAAGTGTCATTCGCAAGCCTGTTCAGCCTTGCTTTCATCAGTGAAAGCGCAGTCTCATGGTTGACTCCCATCCTGATCACTCCTTCCTGGCTTCGTTCCACGTGGTTTCATTGATCAGCGATACGCCCACATGATCCACTTTGATCCGTCCGTCACAGTAAAGCTTCGCGCCCGCGTCCCTGGCTTTCCGGCAGAAAGTAAAGTCCTCGCCGTAACCGCCTTTGGGAAAGAAGGGGAGTTCTCCTGTTCTGCGGATCAGGTCGACGGTCATCATGACCGCTCCAAACCCACAGCCTTCAATCTCAAACAGTCCGTTCGGGATTTCCTTGAAGCTTTCCGCTGTCGGTTCCATTTTTCCGTGTGCGTTCGGCACATTGTGACAGATCTCATATACGCATGGCCTCACCGGATTCTTCCGGGTGAAGTAGAGGGCGGTCACGAATTCCAGCCCCTGATCCAGATCGGCGGCAAGCCGCTCAAGGAGATCAGGTTCGAAATGCATGTCCGAATCCAGCCACAGCACCCTGTCGAATCCGTCCTTGATAGCTTTGTGCGCGAGCACATGCCTGGCATCATAGATAAGGGAGGAGCTGCTGACGGCAACCTCTGTACCTTCCGGCTTTTTCAGCTTCAGCATTGAAGTGAAAAACAGCGTGTGCACCATGTCCATGCATGGCACCGCAATCATCGTTCGCATACGGCAGCTCCTCCTTTCTGTGATTACTCAGTGGTCACGGTCACGGCGCAGCTGGCGGTCAGGCCGTTGCAGCTCGCGGTGATGGTGGTGGATCCGGAAGCAACGCCGGTCACCTTGCCGGTGCTGTCAACCGTGGCCTTGCTGGTATTGGCGGAAGTCCACTCGACAGTGCCGCTGCCGGGGCCGACCTTCGCCTTCAGCTGCTTGGAGCCGCCGACAGCGATGGAAGCGGAAGAGGTGTTCATCCGAATCTCGGTCACGTCGTTCGCTTCGTCATCCGGGAAGGTCGCGGTCGTGGTCGGATCGGTGTTGGCGAAGTTCACAATCACGAAAGCTTCGCCAGCGACCGGCTTGCCGTCGTACCGGGCCGTGCCCTTGAACACCGTCTGATCCTGCAGGAACAGCGGGATATCGCTGGACGCGAACTCGATGCCGGCGCGTTCGGCCAGCAGGTAGTTGCCTCCGAAACCACCGATGATCTCGTTGTCGGCGATCTGGTCGTCTTCGAACTCGATCACGGTGCCGCCCAGGATGGGCATGAACTCGGTGTTGGCAACCAGCGCGGCTGCGCTGTTGAAGGCCAGGGCTTTCGTCAGCAGCTTGATGTGGGTCTTCCGGTTCATGACCCAGAACAGGCCGCCCGCCTTGTACCAGTCTTTCGCGATACCCAGATTTTCGATCAGGGTGGCGAAGAACTCGGCGCCGGTGGAGCTGGCGATGTTCAGCTTCTTGATGTTGCTGGTGTGCAGATCCGTCCACGCGGGAGAATTTGCGCCCCAGTTTTCCGGCTGGCTGGTCTGAGCCAGGCGGGTCGCGATACCGATGGGCATCTTGCTGCCGGTACCGAACAGGATCGCCTTGTCCAGCGCCTTGCCGACGGCTCCGCCGATGGCCCGAACGATCTCCGCGGCCAGATCATAGTCAGAGTCTT